ATAAAAGTTTCCCTATCAGCTATTCCTGCAGGAGCTATTATTGCATTATCAGTAACAGTTCCTGTAAAGACCGCATTTATTGGTAACATTTGAAATACTCGACTTTCCATTTTTTTAAATTTTAGTTGTTAATTAATATATTATTCATTTATACTCATTTTAATAGCTTTTAGCTGATACATCGGGTGATCAAGATCTCCCGAAACTATTGCAACAGCTAAATCTACTACTTCCTTATGTGTATGCTGAGGCAATTCACAATTTTGAACTGCTGCAGCTGGTGTACCATCAGCATAGTTATACCCAATGGGTACTCCTGTACTGTCTACTACTCCATCAGCATAAGATATTCTTAGAGGATGTCTCAAATATTCAACGAAAACGCTGTCTACTGAGAAAGTCCCATCTGAATACAGATAGATAGCTCCTTTTCTATCTGACGTTGGGTCATCTGGATTATCTCCAAATACCAACGGTACCTCTTCCCACTCGAAGGACGGTTTATAAAATGGATCATACAGTACAGTATCGAGATCATCGTGCTGTACTTGTATTCCCCATAGTTTCTTCGTCCCACTTTGACATGATGTCTTCGTGCTTTGGCAAGTAATTCTTACCAAAAACATGTAGTCATATGCCAATGCTGACAAATCTGCCCGATAAGTACCTACATCCGAAGTTGTAGATACTACCGTGGTAGGTATTGTCGTAGCAGTTGGAATTGCTGGATCTTCTTTAACAACCAGAGTCTTGAGATCATCAATCCTCTTCTGTGTTTCTTCAAATCCTTCTCGTTTTATATTCGTAACACCATAACGTTGCTTAATAAATACTGTCATCGCTTCATTTAAATACCAATCGACTTCTGGGACTAATATATTACTATAGTCCTGGGTGTCAACTTTATTTAGCTTTAGTTTCAGTTCGTAATGCATTTCTTGCACCGTCATAAGTTCTACTTTCTAAGTCACTCTTTAATTTAATTAATAATTCTTGATTCTTCGGATTCAGTAAATTTTGTACTGTATCGTCATAATCGAAACCAACTTGGCTATCATTATATAGGTAAGCTGCTTGTCTTCTCCTGAAGATTCCTGTTCGTTCCAGATCGAAAAGTAAAGATCGTATAGCAATCTCTTCTTTTTTCATAGAAACTACCCTTAGGAATTCCTTAGGATCTTCCTCTAAAATATCATATAATTTGGTATAAGTGAAGTCAGCTGTATTGTTGTCTCCTATTTTTCCAAATATTTTTAAGATATCTAGCCGTTTACCAGGTGATAACTTATTAAATTCAATGACTGCTTTAGCTATTATTTCAACTTTTTTTGCTTCAGACTGAATTTCCTGTTGCTCATCAAAGATAAAATATTTAGCTTCAGGCCAAGCTCCATCTTCTAATTCTTTTTTGGAGTTTGCTACCCATTTGCAGGCTCTCAAAACACTAATCCTAACTTCATCAAGTGCATTACTAAGATCAAATACCATGGTTTTATCATGCATTTTCACCTTAAAATGTGCCCAATATTCGTTATTCGTAGAGGGAGTTAAGTTAACTCCAAGTACTGCACCTAATCTTTTTGCATCTCCCTCATCTAAGCCCGTAGCTAGGTGTCCTAGCTTTGAGCTATAGACGGGTTGAATTGTATCATAAGTGTCAGCAAACTTTGATCTACCTTGCAGATGTAAGTTATGCCATCTTTCTTTAAGTATTGGTTTCACGTATACTAAATGCTTAGTCTTGTTCATACTATTATTTTTATACGGTTAATAATTATTCTGTTCCTAAGATCAGTTCACCACAACGAGTAACATCATCAATTTGGACTCCACATTGATCATGAACTATCATTGTATAACTATCTTTGGAATTACTCATTAATCCTCCTTTGTTAGCACCATAAGGTGTTTGAAGACCTGAAACATAACCCAATTTATATCCAGATTTTTTGTGGACATATTTGATGTTGCTATCTCCTGCTCCTCTACCGCCGAAGTCTAAGAAGGTAAACCTCATAGATTCAACTGGAATTTGTAAATTAGGATCCATTTGATGGTTGATTTCCCTATCATCATAAATTGGATTATGACGAAGAGTAAGTGTGATTCCATTAGGCCCCACATACTTAACAAACTGACCACCGAATTGAAGATTATTTCCTGAAACTCCAGCTCCAGCACCTTTAATGAAGTTAGTATCAACTGTCAAGAAAGGAGATGATGCATTTACCATGGCTTGGTGGAATGCTAACATTCCATATTCACCAGTATAAGCTACAATGTTACGATTGTTCATTTCAACTCTTCCAAAGAAGATGTCAAGTAAGAACTCACGAATTAACTTTTCAGTTAATGTATTATATACATGTCTGTGAGAATCTCTTAAAAGATCTTGGATACCAGGACCAGTTCTTGCAGCTCTACCGTTTGCTCCACGTACTGTATTTGCTCTAGTATTATACCATAAACTTCTTTCGATCTCTTTATACCATTGGATCCAGTATTCTGCTTCAGCATATTTAACCCATTTGAAATCTTTATAAGTTTTACCATCAGCATCCATAAGTGCTACTACTAATGCTTGGTTAGCTGCGTCTCCTGTAACTGAATACTCTTTTCTAAGAGTAGAAAGTTGAGAACGTAGTTTCATAGGCATTGCGTAAGTAGTGGAACCTGATTGGTCACCGCCTTCTTCGTATACTGAGAATAATTTACTGAATGGTTTTCCAGCTGTTAATCCAGCTGCTGGAAAAGATAAAGTAGTGTCATCTGTTAATAGACGTACTACATATATATACCCATCTCCGTCAGCTACTGGAGCTTGTTGTACACGTAATTTGAAGTCTTTTCCGACATCTCCTACGATTACATCACCAGGTTTAAACCAGTCTTCATCCAATTTTATTTTGAAATCAACTAATCCAATTCCAGGGTGAGCTGCACCACCAGTGAAGTCTCCTAAACTAATCAAAGGACGAGATGATGCTCCCATCAATTCCCATTCCCAATCAAATGATTCTATCTCTGAAGTTCTACCTGCTCCTTTGGTCATCGCAATAATTGGATTATCGGATAAACGAGAAGCTGTAAAAACTCTAGTTAACACTTGATCAAATTTATGAGGCTCGGCTAGAAACGCAGCACCTAAGTGATTTACTTCGGTGAAGTTTGCATGCCAAGGCCTTGTTAATACTGTTAATGAATTTCTTGCTCGGCTCATTTTATTAAATTTTAAGTTATTAAATAATTAATCAATCTATTATATAGACCATTCAGCTCCTTTTCCTGCTGCTATATTAGGTCTTTTATCTCCTCCAAACATTCCTGGAGTATCTGTTAGTTCTTTTTTGCTTTGAAGACTCTTCTTGAACCTCTTACTAAAATTACTAACAGTTTTCTTTTTTAACCCATCCAGGTTAAAATCAGTCATTCGAAGGTATGCTTTTAAGATAAAATCGCTTATATCTTGAGATGCATTCATTTCGTCTGCCTGGAACTGAGTTACATATTGTGGGGTTCCATCTTCATTCTTTAATTTAATGTTAGGTTCCGTCATATATGCGACCAAGTTCTTTTTGCTTTTTGTAGTTAAAGGAAACCCTTTAATATGTTCAGAGTTTTGAATTGTAGTTGAAATATTACTAATTACTTCTTTCCTCTGAGTTTCTTTAGCTTCTTTTTCCTGATTTCTTTTAAGTTCCAGTTGTTCTTTTTGCTGATCATAGTATTTTTCCAACCTTCCCTTTGCTTTGGTAGCTTGTCTTTCCAAGACACCATTATCTTCATACATTTCAAGAGCTTCATTTATATCTTCCTGGGAATCTCCACGAAGTTTCATGAATTCTTTTAAAACATGTTTTTGATTTGACTGATTATCAAATCCCGTAACTTCCATTTCAGAAATATTAGGAGTTGAAAATGTTTCAAGAAAAGTATTGACTTGCCCCCCATCCATCAGATGTTTTAAAAGTGACTTACCATCTTCTGGTAAAGTTTTTTGAAAGTAATCAATTTCTTCTTGTACTCTTTTATCAATCGTACCATTCACAGCTTCCAGGAGTCCTTTTTCTGTTGGTTGAAAGTCATCATCTATTTCAATGATCTCCTGTTTAGCTAGCTCTTCGGCAAAAAGTTCTAAAGGATCTGTAGTTTCTGCACCCTTTGTTTCTTCTTGCTCATTTATTACGTCTTCTTCTTTGAAGTCTACTTCTGGTTCTGGAAGTTCTTTAGCTAAAGGAGTCTCTATATCTACTTCTTTAGTGTCTTCTACTTCTTCCTCTTCTTTAAGTTCTGGTACTATAGGTTCTTCTACCTTTAAATTCCCTAGTACGGGATCAGCATCTCCTGTAGATAAACCGAAAGATTCATCAAAGCTTACTTCATCAATATCCCATATAGCATCTAAGGGTTTTTGATCTTCTGTTGGTTGTTCTTTTGTTTCGCTCATAATTTCTCTATTTACAAATATAATAAAATCTATTTTAGTTTCGTAATATTTCTTGTTATGCTAATGCTCTTTTATTTCGTTTCTTATAGCGGAATGTAAATATAGCTATTTATTTTTATTTTGTCCTCCTTGATAATTAATAAGCTCAAATACTCCTTTATCCATTTGATAGATATCTGGAAGAGCTGGAGATGGTGTTGATACATTTCCTGATTTATTGTAGTTTCTAGTTTTATGTGGTTTAACTATTCCTCCTTTATCTAAT